GAGCGGAATAAAGAACGCCACGACGCCGACTGCGAAGAGGATGGTTATTGGTAAAAAACCGGCAACCGCTGCCACTGTCAGTCCGATGCGCAGCTTAATCAGGTTATCCATTTCCTACACCTTGAGCCCTATAGCGTTATCGGGCGGACTTATAACCGCCAACGCGCCACTATTTCAAGCATCAGAGAGAATCCATGACAACCAAGCAATCCGACTGGGAGGCAATCGAACGCGCCTACCGGGAAAGATCGCGGCACATAACGATCATTCCGATTTCGGCTATGTCGGTACTGAAAGGAATTTCGCCCAACGCCCTGAATCCGAAGCTTTCATAGAAGCGCTGTGCGTTTGAATTGGTCTTCAGCACGTCCAGCCATATGAAGCCTTCATTGCGGTTTTTCGCTGAGTCATGAATGAACTGGAGAAGCTGCTTCCCATAGCCCTTACCAGCCTGAGACTTGAGGAAGTAAATTTTCTGGAGCTCGGCGCCAATCTGATCAGACATTGGGATTGGTTTGGACCAGTTGACCTTCGAAAAACCTACGGCCTGGTCTTCCTTGTTGAGTGCAATGAGCCAGCAATGATTGATAGGTGATCCGATAGATCTCCGCAGTTCAGAAACTGAGAAGTCCTGGCTTAGGAAGTTCTGTATTCCTGCGGCGGTCCAAATATCAGAAAAGTGCTCTTTGTAGGTCTCTATGCCGATTTCTCGGAGCGCTTGAAGGTCTTCAATCGTTGCCTCTCGAATCGTGATCACTGTCTTGCTCCTTGCACTAAATAACTCCAACCAATACCGGCAACGCGCCGCTATTTCAAGCCCAAGGTGAACCATGGACAGGCCATACCCTCCAGCTTCACTGCTTGAGTTGTCCGACTTATCCGACTTCGGTATTCGCCTGACGCCCGCGCCAGAAGTATGGGAGTGGCTCCAGGCCGAGATGCTCGCCGACACCGGCAGCATTCACAACGAAGACCATGCGCACTTACTGGATGCAGACATCCGGATCATGTGGGCGTCGTCGAGCTTCGAGAAGCAGGGCAGGACAGTCCTGGGTCAGGCCGAGCAGGTAGCGTTCCGCGCTGGTGGTTGGCAGAAAGCCCGTATGGAGCAACAGATGCGTGATTGGTTCGGCGAGGTTCCGGTTTTCATCATCACGCTGGCTGCCGACTACTGCGCCCAGTGCAGTGACCTTGAGTTCTGCGCCCTGATCGAGCACGAGCTATATCACCTGGCTCACGCGACCGACAAATACGGTCAACCAGCATTCACCCAAGATGGTGCACCGAAGATCAAGCTGCAGGGCCACGACGTCGAAGAGTTCGTCGGTGTGGTCCGCCGCTACGGGGCAAGCCCTGACGTTCAAGCGTTGGTGGATGCTGCAAATAGTCCTGCCGAGGTGGGGAAATTGAATATTGCGAGGGCCTGCGGAACCTGTCTGCTCAGATCGGCCTGATTCTTGACAGGCTCTAGACGGATGAGAATTTATGGCAGTCCTGAAAAATGAGGTGAAGAGCTTCATCGTTCAGGCGCTGGCGTGCTTTGACACCCCCTCCCAAGTGGTGGAAGCCGTCAAGAACGAATTCGGGGTTGTGGTAAGTCGCCAGCAGGTCGAGACGCACGACCCAACCAAGTCGGCCGGGAAGGGGCTTGCGGTGAAGTGGGCGACCCTGTTTCACGACACCCGCAAGCGATTCCGAGAAGAGACCGCCGAGATCCCGATCGCCAACCGCGCCTACCGGCTTCGTGGCCTGGGGCGAATGGCTGAGAAGGCCGAGAACATGCGCAACCTGGCACTGACCGCTCAGTTGTATGAGCAGGCCGCCAAAGAGGTAGGCGATGTCTACGTGAATCGTCGCCTCGAACCTGAGAAACCTCTGGGCTCCCAAGCGGACCAGCAGCACGCCGTTGCTGAGTACACCTTGGAGCCTGATGAGAATGTCCCCGCTACCCCGTACCTTTGACCCGCCGGTGAAGCTGACGCCCAAGCAGGCGAACATTTACTGCTGGGGCTTCCAGCCTGAGGCGCGCTTCCGCGATGCAGTGTGTGGTCGCCGGTTCGGCAAGACTTTCCTGGGCAAGGCTGAGATGCGCCGTGCTGCACGACTGGCTGCCGAGTGGGGCGTGAGCGTCGAGGATGAGATCTGGTACGGCGCGCCTACCTTCAAGCAGGCCAAGCGCGTGTTCTGGCGGCGACTGAAGCAGGCGATCCCCGAGGCGTGGCGTGCGCACCGCCCGAACGAGACGGAATGCTCGATCACGCTCAAATCAGGCCACGTCATGCGCGTGGTGGGGCTCGACAACTACGACAACCTCCGGGGCTCTGGCCTGTTCTTTGTCTTGGTGGATGAATGGGCGGACTGCCCTTGGGCGGCGTGGGAAGAAGTTCTTCGCCCGATGCTCTCGACCTGTCAGTACCAGATCCCAGGCGTCGGGATACGCAAGGGCGGCCATGCGCTGCGAATTGGCACTCCGAAAGGCTTCAACCACTGCTACGACACTTATCTGGACGGCAAGCCAGGCGGCGAGCCTGATCACAAGAGCTGGCAGTACACCTCTTTGCAGGGCGGCAACGTTCCCCCTGAAGAGCTGGAGGCGGCTCGCAGGAAGATGGACCCACGCACCTTCCGGCAAGAGTACGAGGCTGGCTTCGAGAACTACGCCGGTGTCGTCTACTACACGTTCAATCGTGACGAATGCCGAACCGGCGAACGAATCAAGCCGGGCGAAGCGCTTCACATCGGCATGGACTTCAACGTCATGAAGATGGCGGCCGTCGTCTATGTAGTGCGTGACGACCTTCCGATGGCCCTGGATGAGTTTCACGGCGTGCGGGACACGCCTGAAATGATCGAGAAGATCCAGGTCCGGTTCCCAGGTCACTCGGTGGCGGTATATCCCGATGCCAGCGGGCAGAACACCAGCAGCAAAAACGCGAGCGAATCCGACCTTTCGCTACTGAAGAAAGCGAAGTTCACAGTGATCGTCGACTCCACAAACCCTGGCGTGAAAGACCGTGTGAACTCGGTGAACGCCATGTTTCTGAACGCCTACGGCGAGCGTCGCCTGAAGGTGAACATCGATCAATGCCCTCAGCTCACCCTGTGTCTTGAGCGACAGACCTACACCGACAAGGGTGAGCCGGACAAAGATCCGAAAAAGGGTCACGACCACATGAACGACGCTGCTGGTTATTTCATTGCCAAGCGTTATCCGATCAAGGCGATCGTAACCTCTATCAAAATGGGATACGCCCGATGAGCAACGACGTCTCCTTCAAGCGGGCGGATTACATCGAAGCGCTGGACCGCTGGGCGACAGTCCGCGACGTCTGTGCCGGTCAGCACCGGGTTGTCGATCGGCTGCCGTACATCAACGGACACGACAAATCGCCGGAAAACGAAGACCGGAACCGGGCTTACCGTGAGCGGGCGGTGTTCAAGAACGCCACTGGGCACACTCGTAACGGGCTCTTGGGCCTGGCCTTCCACAAAGATCCGACGCTGACTGTGCCGAAGAAGCTGGAGTACCTGCAAGACAACGCCAATGGCTCCGGCGTAAGCATCTACCAGCACTCCCAAGGCACGCTTGAGAAAGTGTTTGAAGCAGGCCGTCACGGCCTATACGTCGACTATCACCAAGACGATGGCATTGGCGGGCACTCGGTGATCCTGTCCTACTGTGCTGAAGACATCATCAACTGGCGCACCGGGATGGTGAACGGTCACGGCGTGCTGACGCTGGTGGTGTTGCGTGAGTCGCCTGAGATCCCCGACGGCTTCGGGGGGAAGACGGTCGAGCAGTATCGGGAACTGGCGCTGGAGGACGACGGCTTTGTCTGCCGGGTATGGCGCAGGTCTGGGCCGAAAGGCGGCGGGCCGCTGGCTGTCACCAAAGAGTTCTGGCCTGAAGGTGTGACCGGGCGCCTCAAAGAGATCCCGTTCACCTTCGTCGGCGCGCAGAACAACGACCCCAGCATCGATGAATCACCGCTGTACGACATTGCCATGATCAACCTAGGCCATTACCGGAACAGCGCCGACTATGAGGACAGCGTTTTCTGGTGTGGACAGGCCCAGCCGTGGATCAGCGGCTTGGATGAGCAGTGGCGCGATTGGATGGAGAAGAACGGCGTCTATGTCGGCTCCAGGGCGCCAATGATGCTGCCGGCCGGGGGCCAGTTCGGCTACGCGCAGCCATTGCCAAACACACTGGTCAAAGAGGCCATGGCCGACAAGAACCAGATGATGATCGAACTGGGCGCGCGGATGGTGGTGGCGTCAATTGCCACCAAGACCGCTACGGAGTCCCGTGGCGATCAGTCGGCTTCCACTTCGGTGCTGGCCGGTTGTGTGGCAAACGTCAGCGAGGCTTACACCCGGGCAATCATGTGGTGCTGTGCCTACATGGGCATCGCTGACAAGAAGGTTGCCTACCAGGTGAATCAGGAGTTCGTCGAGTTGACGGCTGATCCGCAGATGATCACGGCCCTGGTCGGCTTGTGGCAGAACGGCGGATTCGCGAAGGCTGACCTTCGGGCCTACCTGCGGAAGCTGGGCCTGATCGCGCCAGAGCGCACTGACCTGCAGATCGACGGCGAATTGCAGGAGCAGGGCGACGGCCTAGGCCTGGACAACGAGGACACACCAAATGGCGGCAAACCAAGCAATCCATGACGCCACCATCCGGCACGCGGTCTTCCTTGAAAAGCTGAAGGCGGGGGAGGTGGGCAAGTTCGCCCCCTTCCTCAAGGAGATCGATCGCTCGATCCGCGACCGGCTGACCCAGTCGGACCTGACCGAGTACAACGTCAAACGCCTTGAGGAGCTGCTGAAAGAGGTGGATAGCCTGCTGCTGGGTATATTCGACCGCTACAGCGCGCAACTGAACCTCGACTTGGTGGATATCGCCAACTATGAGGCAGAGTTCGAAGCGACCAGCCTTGCCCGGTCGGCGCCAGTAGGGGTTTCGCTGGACGTGGTCGCCCCGACGGCTGCGGCAATCCGAACCGCAGTGCTGACGAATCCACTCAGCGTGCGCGGTACCGGCGGCGGGAAACTTCTGAAGGCTTTCATCAAGGGGTGGAGCGGAGCCGAGCGCGATCGCGTCACCGGCACCATCCGGCAGGGCTTCTTCGAAGGGCAGACGAACTTCCAGATCATCCGCAACATTCGCGGCACTAAGGCGGCAGGCTACAAAGACGGCATCCTGGCGACCACCAACCGCAATGTCGGCACGGTCGTACATACCGCGATTCAGCATGTGTCGTCTCAGGCGCGCATGGAGGTGGCAAAGGCCAACACTGACATCGTGGAAGAAATCCAGATGGTGGCCACACTGGACAGCAAGACCAGCCAGCAATGCCGCTCGATGGACAAGCGCAAGTTTCCGGTGGATTCAGGCCCAAGGCCGCCATTCCACCCGAACTGCCGCACCACCTTCATTCTCCTGACCAAGCTCAGCGCGATGTTCGCCAAGGGTGCTACTCGAGCTTCGGTGGGCGCCAATGGCGGGCAGCAGGTAAGTGCTGACCTCGACTATTACCACTGGCTTCAGCAGCAGCCTGCGGCGTTTCAGGATGTGGCGATCGGTCCGGTGCGGGCCAAGCTGTTCCGCGAGGGCGGATTGACCGTGGAGCGCTTCGCCGAGCTGCAGCTTGATCGCAACTTCTCGCCGCTGACCTTGGTGCAGATGAAGGGCTTGGAGCCTTTGGCCTTCGAGCGAGCAGGGGTCTAGCCAGCATTGCCATTCCGGCAACTTTGGCGCTTTTGTTCGAACTGGTTCATCAAATCGTAGAATTTTCCTGGCCAATTACCCATCGAAGTCATGGCATTTGCGATGGCTCTTTTCTGTAACTCTTTCGTATCAGCAACAAGTGCGCCCCTTACGACATTCGCCACCTGCAACGCTGGCAGTCCGAGCTCGGGAGGGGCGTAGGCAGTAAATGCAAAAGCACTTTTGATCACGGGTTCGGATGCTTGGTGGAAACCTTCGTCAGTCAGTTCGAGGTCGGATGTTCTACCAACCATTTCTCCAATACTCATTAAAAAGACCTCTGCCTTTTCACGAATCTTCGCTTCCTGCAGGTCAATCCTCTGAACGCAAGCGGCTGCCTCGGTTTGCCTAACGGATTGGTGAACGCCATACCAGGTTAGTGCTGAGCTAATGATTGCTGCAGTGGCAGCGATACCAGCAACAGATAAGTCACTGAAACGATGTTTTTGTGGTGAGGCTCTGTTCACTGGTCATTCCCTTTCAGCCAGTTTATTGGTGCGTGGACTTTACCCAAACAACACTCATCTTGCTCGCAAGAAGCGAGATTTTTTACGCCTACAGAACGGGCGAAACATACCCAAGGGGTGCATCAACGTGGCAGAAGAAAACGAAATCGACCTGGAAAATCCGGCAATCAAGGCCGCTATCGCGACTGCCGTTGAAGCATCCGTTTCGGGTTTGAAAACCAAGAACTCGGAACTGCTGGGCAAGCTGAAGGAAACCTCCGGAAAGCTTACCCAGTTCGAAACCCAG